CCTCTCAGTTGGAGGACGGAACCGCCTCGGCCCAGGTCATCACGCATTACCTCAAGCTCGGCTCTACTCGTGAACAGCTAGAGCAGAAGAGGATCGAGGGAGAGCTCCGCCTCCAGGAAGCCAAGATCCAATCTATGGCTTCTACAGAGCGACTGGAGACTCTGTACAGGGAAGCCATGGAGTCTCTCCGAGGCTACCGAGGTGAGTCGGTGGAAGACGTTGAGGACTAGAACTTATTCCGAGCTTCGAACCATACCCACCTTCGAAGAACGCTTCCGCTACCTCTCCCTCAGAGGAGTCGTAGGGGCCAGAACTTTCGGTGGAGATCGTTGGGTCAATCAAGATTTCTACACCTCCACTGAATGGCGGCAAGCCCGCCACGGAATCATCGTCCGTGACATGGGTTGTGATCTTGGGATCAACGGCTATGAGATCCACGACAAGATCTACATCCATCATCTGAACCCGATCACGCTGCAGCAGATCGAGTCCGGAGATCCGTGTATTTTCGATCCGGACAACTTGATCACCGTAACCCACCGAACCCACAATGCCATTCACTACGGCGACGAGAGGCTACTTCCCCAGCCTTTGGTCGAACGAAGTCGTGGCGATACGAAACTCTGGTAGGAGGAATGATGGCTGAGTCCAAGGCTGCCAAGCCCACCGGCCCTTGCAGTGAAGAGATCGTCTACCCGGTCGACAAGACCCCTGACTTCTCGGTCGAGGAATCCAAGGAGGAAAGCGCATGACCACGTGGGAGAAGGCCAGCGAAAGTCTGAGCAAGATCGACGGTCCTACTCGGTCTAAGGCCCGAGAGATCTTCGACGCCGCTAAGGCGGCAGGCTACGACATCTGGTACATGTGGGGGTACGACAACGACGCCTCCAACACCGAGCACCACTCCGGACGTGCCCTCGACCTCATGGTCAAGAATCACGAGACCGGTCAGTGGATTCGCGACTACATCTGGCGGAACCGAGAGCGTCTGCACGTACAGCATGTCATCTGGGAACAGCACATCACCTCAACGGTGACGCAGCCTGGTGTCGTTCGCAAGATGGCTGACCGTGGTAACACCACGGCGAACCACATGGACCACAACCACGTCCTGTTCTTCCAGAGCTCCTACACGCCCCCCGGCAACGATACGCCGACTACTCCGAACCCCGGCGGCAAGTCCGTCACCGAGATCGCCAAGGCCGTTCTCCGAGGCGAGTACGGCAACGGCCAGGAGCGGATCGACAAGCTCCGTTCGGAGGGCTACAACCCCGCTGAGGTTCAGGCTGAAGTCAACCGCATCATGGGCGGCGACCCGGTTCCGACCAAGTCCGTTCGCGAGATCGCCGGTGAAGTCATCGACGGCAAGTGGGGCAACGGTGACGATCGCGTCAACCGGCTCCGCAATGCGGGTTACGACCCGGCTGCCGTCCAGGCCGAGGTCAACCGACTGCTCGGCGGCAAGAAGACCATCAATCAGATCGCCCGCGAAGTCATCGCTGGCAAGTGGGGCAACGGAGCCGACCGAATCAGCCGACTCAAGAAGGCTGGTTACAACCCGGACCAGGTTCAGAAGGAAGTCAACCGACTCCTCTGACGTGTCCCCGTCAAAATGAGAGGAGGTTTCCCACGTGGCACAGAGCATTCTCAACAGTACAAAGAAGATACTCGGGTTGGCGGAGGATGACACTTCGTTCGACCTCGACATCTTGCTCCACATCAACTCCGTTCTTGCAATCCTGACTCAGGTCGGGATCGGTCCGGAGGAGGGGTTCACGATCGAAGACTCCACACCCACGTGGGAAGCCTTCGTCGGTACCGACAAGCAGCTGAGTCTTGTGAAGACCTACGTCTATCTCAAGGTTCGGCTGGTCTTCGACCCTCCGACTACCTCTTTCGCCATCGAGTCCTTCAACGAACAAGTCAAGGAACTCGAATGGCGTCTTAACGTCCACAGGGAAGGAGAGTCGTGGACAAATCCGTTTCCGCTCGAAGTCTGACTCAGGCACCTGACGACGTTCTGGCCCACTACGGCATCAAGGGCATGAAGTGGGGCATTCGCAGGAAGTCGTCTGCCGACGCCAAGCCTAAGTTGTCTGTGTCTGCCGACGCCAAGCGCTCGATGGACATCAAGAAGCAGGTCAAGACTGACGGCCTCAAGACACTCAGCAACAAGGATCTCCAGGACTTCATCACGCGCAAGAACCTGGAGAAGCAGTACAAGCAACTCAAGTCAGAAGAAGCCAGCACCATGGACCGGGGGAGTAAGCACATCCAGAAGGCTCTCAAGCTTGGGAAGACCATCAACGATGTGCATAACTTCCTCAACACTCCTGCGGGCAAGGCCATCAAGCTGGGTTTTAAGGTCGCCGGAACAGCAGCTACGGTTGGGGCTGCTTACGCAACCGGCGGAACCTCAGCAGCGGCAGGTGCTGCCGCAAAGGTAGCAATTCGTACAGCCGCCAACCGATACGCCAACACGGCATAGCAGGGGAGGTTGACGATGACTATGTCGAACACGGCCACGCCGCTTTACTACGGTAAGTTCCGTGACGCGGTGATTCGGGGAGAAATTCCGGTTAACCGGGAAGTCTCGATGGAGATGAACCGCATCGACGCACTCATCGCCAACCCGAATATTTACTACGACCCAGGACCATTGGATGGATTCGTCAAGTACTGCGAAGGCGAACTCACTCTTACGGACGGTAGCAATCTCCATCTGCTCGATAGTTTCAAGCTCTGGGCCGAACAGATATTCTGCTGGTACTACTTCGTTAACAGAAGTGTCTACGAGCCGTTTGAAGACGGTCATGGTGGACGCTACATCGACAAGGTGATCAAGAAGCGCCTGACAACGAAGCAGTATCTCATCGTTGCCCGAGGGGCCGCTAAGTCTCTCTACGAGTCGTGTCTTCAGAGCTATTTTCTCAACATCGACACGGCTACTACTCACCAGATCACCACGGCTCCGACTATGAAACAGGCCGAAGAGGTCATGTCTCCTATTCGGACCGCGATCACTCGCAGTCGTGGTCCTCTGTTCGCATTTTTGACAGAAGGATCACTTCAGAACACAACAGGGTCAAGAGCGAACAGAGTTAAGCTCGCCGCGACCAAAAAGGGCATCGAAAACTTCCTCACGGGGTCGATGCTCGAAGTTCGACCAATGACCATCAACAAGCTTCAGGGTCTCCGGACCAAGGTGGCAACGGTCGATGAGTGGTTGTCAGGTGATCTCCGAGAAGATGTCATCGGTGCTATCGAACAGGGAGCTTCTAAGCTCGACGACTACCTTATTGTGGCTGTCAGCTCAGAAGGAACTGTTCGTAATGGCAGCGGTGACACCATCAAGTTGGAGCTCGCCAGCATCCTAAAGGGCGAGTATCAGGCTCCTCATATTTCGATCTGGCATTACAAACTGGACGAACTTGAGGAAGTTGCTAACCCGGCCATGTGGCTCAAGGCTAACCCCAACCTCGGAAAGACGGTGACGTATGACGTCTACCAACTCGATGTTGAGCGGGCTGAGAAAGCCCCCGCAAGCCGAAACGACATCTTGGCAAAGCGCTTCGGGATTCCGATGGAAGGCTATACCTACTTCTTCACCTACGAGGAAACTCTACCGCATCGCAGTAGGGAATTCTGGGAGATGCCTTGTGCTCTGGGTGCAGACCTCTCCCAAGGTGACGACTTCTGTGCGTTCACGTTCTTGTTCCCTCTCCCTGGTGGGGGATTCGGCGTAAAGACCCGAAGTTACATCACGTCCCTGACGCTGTATAAGCTTCCTGGTGCTATGCGCCAGAAGTATGAAGAGTTCATCCGTGAAGGAAGTCTTCATGTTCTTGAGGGGACCATCCTCGACATGATGGAGGTCTATGACGACCTCGATCTCTTCATTCAGGAACAAGGCTATGACGTGCGCGCGTTTGGGTACGACCCTTACAACGCAAAGGAGTTCATTAACCGCTGGGAAGCGGAGAATGGGCCGCACGGAATCGAGAAGGTAATCCAGGGTGCGAGAACTGAGTCTGTCCCTCTGGGGGAGCTCAAGGCTCTTAGCGGTGAACGACTGCTCATATTTGATCAAGCACTCATGACTTTCGCCATGGGTAATGCGATCATCCTGGAAGACACAAACGGGAACCGAAAGCTCCTGAAGAAGCGGCAAGACGCCAAGATTGACAATGTCGCCGCCATGATGGACGCCTTCGTGGCTTACAAACTCCACAAGGAAGAGTTCGAATGATGGCGAGGTACTTCGGCGACGAAGAAAAACCCTCCATCGAATCCCTTATGCACTACGGTGTCAAGGGTATGAAATGGGGTGTTCGGCGGGAAACAATGGCTCCATCCACTATGTCGAAAGCAGAGCGGAAGGAAGCCAAGACCAACGCCAGGAAACTTTCAAACAAGGTTTTCGACTCTAAGTATGGCGACGACTTCTTTCAGCGAAAGATGACTCAAGAGCAATACAATAAGCTCTCGACTAAGACCCACGTCGTCAAGAAGGGTCAAGAAGTTGGTCGTGTCACGAGTCTGAAAGATGACAAGCTAGGGGACGTAACTTACGTCTCTTACAAGCCTCATGACCGGGATCTGTATAGAGCCATCATGCCGGTGGTAAACAGTGGCCCGTTCAAACGAGGTGGAAACAAGAAGTACAAGAACAGCTACGAGGCCACGTACAAGACTCTGGAGACTCTAAAGTCTCCGTCTGAAAAAGAACGAGTCGATGCCTTCTCGAACCTCTTTGATACGCCAGCGATCAAGCTTAAGAATGGTAAAACGATCGATGGTCGAGAGTTCATGAAGAGGGACTTCCCGAAGGAAGTCAAGACTCTTTCATCGCACCAACTCGGGCTGCTTTTCTACAATCGATTCACCGATTCCCAAGGTGCGAAAACGCCTCTCAACACGGCATACTTCAATTCACTGAAGGAAAAGGGTTACAACGCGATTGTCGACGACAACGATCGAGGACATCTCTCTGACACCCCGTTGATGATTCTGGATCCTAATGGCCGACTCAAGAGGACCAAGATCAAAGCGTTGACGGCTGACGAAATCAACAACGCTCAGAGACGACTCCAGGTCGAAAGCTGACACCGAGCCATATTTTCAGAAAGGAGGTGACTCATGGCAAGTATTCTTTCCCGAATGTCAGAAGGGGTTAAGCACGCCTGGAATCTGTTCCGGGATGGCAATTACCTGGAAGGACTCCATTCCCACGATCGTGGGATCGGTTATTACGCCCCACATCGAAGTCGAGTTGGCAGTTTCGGCGGCGAACGAACGATCATTTCCTCCATCTACACTCGTCTAAGCATTGACGTCGCTGGTGTTGACCTTCGACATGTCAAGCTGGATAAGGAGGGGCGTTATCTTAACGACATGATCGACAGTTCGCTCCATGATTGTTTGACAGTGGAACCGAACATCGACCAAAGCCCTCGGCAATTCCGCCAGGACATCGCACAGACCCTTTTTGAAGAGGGGGCAATCGCGATCGTCCCTGTCGAGACTGACATCGACCCCGAAGTTACGCAGGGATTCATCATCAAATCCCTTCGTGTCGGAAAGGTCGTCGGCTGGTTCCCCCGGCATATTCGCGTCAGTCTTTACGATGACCGAACTGGGGAGCGTAAAGAAGTAACAGTCCCCAAGCGTATGTCGGCCATCGTAGAGAATCCCCTCTACGCAGTGATGAACGAACCGAACTCCACTCTGCAACGGCTTATTCGTAAGCTCAGCATGATGGACTCGGTCGATGAACAGTCGAGTTCAGGTAAGCTAGACATGATCATCCAGCTTCCTTACGTGATCAAGTCTGAAGCTCGACGTCAACAGGCGGAACAGCGCCGAAAGGACATTGAATTTCAACTCAAGGGAAGTCAGTACGGCATTGCATATACTGACGGCACCGAGAAGATCACGCAGCTCAATCGTCCTGTTGAAAACAACCTCCTCAAGCAGATCGAATTCCTCGTTACTCAGCTCTATTCGGAACTCGGTCTGACCAAGGAAGTCATGGATGGTACCGCCAGCGAAGCGGCCATGATCAACTACTTCAACCGGACGATCAAGCCCGTGGTTCAGGCCATCACCGAAGCCATGAAGCGCTCTTTCCTGACGAAGACGGCTCGGACTCAGGGTCATTCGATCATGTACTTCCGTGATCCTTTCGCTCTGGTACCGATGGAGATGATCGCGGAGATCGCCGACAAGTTCACCCGAAACGAAATCTTGACTGCCAACGAGATCCGTCAGGGTATCGGCTTTGTCCCGTCCAAGGACCCGAAGGCCGACAAGCTCGTCAACAGCAACATGCCTCAACCGGATCCTTCCGGTGGTGACACATTGACTGACGATGGCAGTGGCGATGTAGTCCAAAACGAGCTCGCAAGTGGGCTCAATGAACTCAACGGCCTTATGGACGGAATCTTCAAGGATCTAGGGATTGAAGATGGATGACAGAACATACGTCATCCATGAGTACGACCCGGTAAAGAGACGTGAGTACTACCTGAAGACACGGGACCTTAAGGGACTAGTCCCTCAGCCTACCGTGAAGACAGAAGCCCCACGTTCCGCAATTGCGGTGAAACCGGAGCCGAACCGGCAACAGCGACAAGAAGAGCGGCGACGAAAGATCGAAGCTCAAGTAGACGCGCTCAAGATCCGCCTCAAGAAGCTTCGGGAAGTCCTGGCCGAACAGACCAAGGCCGCCAAGGCTCGTTCTGGCGTACGAACTCCGGCTAAGAAGTCGCCCGCTCGCAAAGAGGGCGATAAGACAGCTCCAAAGCAAACAGCCACGCAGAAGGCTGATGCAGCGGAGAAGTCCAAGGAGTACTACGAAAAGAACAAGGACCAGATTCTTGCGGACGAGTTCAAGTCGCTGACCGCAAAGATCAAGACCATTCAGGAGCGGATCGCCAAGATGCGCATGGAGACCAGCTCCGCCGGAGCTAAGAAGATTCAGAACAAGAAGTAGAAGGGAGACAGTCAAAATGGAAGCAGATTTCGGCGGCTGGGCCACCAAGGCTGGCCTCAAGTGCTCCGACGGCCGAGTCATCATGCGCGGAGCCTTCGAGCACATGGACGGCCTTCAGGTTCCGCTGGTCTGGCAGCACAGCCACGGCGACGCCTCGAACGTTCTCGGACACGCCATCCTGGAGCACCGCGATGACGGCGTCTACGCCTACGCGTTCTTCAACGGCACCGACAAGGGCAAGAACGCCAAGGAGCTCGTTCAGCACGGGGACATCAAGTCCCTGTCTATCTACGCCAACAACCTGGTGGAGAAGGGCAAGAACGTCATCCACGGCATGATCCGTGAGGTGAGTCTCGTTCTCGCCGGTGCCAATCCTGGCGCCCTCATCGACTTCGTCGCTCTCAAGCACGGAGACGGCACCATCGACGAGCTGGATGACGAAGCCATCATCCACACGGGTCTCGAACTCGAATTCCCGGAGAAGGACCTCGCTCACGCCGGTAAGGCCGACGAGGACGACGAGGACGACTCGGATGACGACGAGACGGTTCAGGACGTCCTGGATGGTCTCTCCGAGAAGGAGCAGAACGTCGTTCACTTCCTCATCGGCCAGGCCGTAGAGGCCGTCCAGAAGTCCCACGCCGCGGCGTCCGCGGAACACAACGACAAGCCCAACGAGGGCGACCTCATCCACAAGGAAGGAGCCGACGACATGTCGCGCAACGTGTTCGACCAGACCGACGCCACCAAGGGCGGCGACAAGAAGAACGTGCTGTCCCACGAAGACGTCAAGGGCATCGTCGCCGACGCCATGAAGGGCGGTTCCCTCAAGGAGGCCGTCGAGGCGTATGCTCTCGCTCACGGCATCACCTCGATCGAGACCCTGTTCCCGGACGCTCAGACGCTCCAGAACACCCCCGAGTTCAACAAGCGCCGGACCGAGTGGGTCCCGGGCGTCCTCAACGCCGTTCGCCGGTCGCCGTTCTCCCGTGTCAAGACCCTGATGGCCGACATCACGATGGACGAGGCCCGCGCCAAGGGCTACATCAAGGGGAACTTCAAGAAGGAGGAGTGGTTCGGCGTCACCAAGCGGACCACCACCCCGACCACGGTCTACAAGAAGCAGCAGCTCGACCGGGACGACATCGTCGACATCACCGACTTCGACGTCGTCGCCTGGATCCGCGGTGAGATGCGGATGATGCTGGAGGAGGAGCTCGCGCGAGCCATCCTGATCGGTGACGGTCGGGACGTCAGCAGCGAGGACAAGATCCGTGACCCCGCCGGTGCGTCCGACGGCACGGGCATCCGTTCCATCCTGAACGAGCACGAGGTCTACGCGACCACCGTGAACGTCAACGTGGGTGACGCCAGCTCGTCCTACGAGGAGGTCGTCGAGGCCGTCCTGCGTGCCCGTCGCTTCTACAAGGGCACCGGTCAGCCGACCTTCTACACCACGAACCAGACCGCCGTCGAGATGCTCCTCGCCAAGGACCAGATGGGCCGTCGGCTCTGGAACTCCAAGGCCGAGCTCGCCGCGTCCCTGATGGTCTCCGAGATCGTCGAGGTCGAGGTCATGGAGGAGGTCCCGGACCTTCTCGGCATCATGGTCAACCTGGCGGACTACAACGTCGGTGCGGACAAGGGCGGCGAGGTCAACCTCTTCGACGACTTCGACATCGACTACAACCAGTACAAGTACCTGATCGAGACCCGCATCTCCGGCGCGCTCGTGAAGCTCAAGTCCGCTCTGATCATCAAGAAGACCGCGTCGACCAACGTCCTCGTCGACCCGATCACGGACCCGACCTTCGTCTCCAGCACCGGCGTGGTCACCATCCCGACTCAGACCGGCGTGGTCTACAAGAACGCCGACACCAACGCGACCCTGACGGCGGGTGCTCAGACCGCCCTGGCCGCGGGTGCCACCCTCAAGGTCAAGGCCGTTCCGGCTTCCGGCTACTACTTCCGCAACAACGCCGAGGACGAGTGGACGTTCAAGCGTCCGTCCGCCTAACCATGAACGGGCGGGGCCATGAATCGATTCTACGGAAAGGTGGGTTACGGCGTAACTGTTGAGACCTCTCCCGGAGTTTACGAGGATGTGATTACGGAGTTCCCCTATTACGGGGACGTCGTCCGTAATTCCCTCAAATTCAAGGAGGGGCAGAGCGTCAACAACGATCTCACCGTGGGTAATTCCATCAGTGTAGTCGCAGATGCTTACGCCAACGAACATTTCTTTGCCATTCGGTATGTGGTGTGGCGGGGGACTTACTGGGCTGTCGACGAGGTCGAGGTTCAGAGCCCCCGCCTTCTCTTGCGGCTGGGGGGTGTCTACAACGGCCCCAAGGCTTGAACTCCAGACGCTCCTGGTGGGGGTGCTGGGGAGTACTAACGTATATTTTCAGCCCCCCTCCAACGTGCAGATGAGCTACCCCTGCATCGTTTACGCCCAGGACAACGCCAAGACCGAGTTCGCGGGCAATAACCCATACAGGTACGCCAAGAGGTACCAGGTGACAGTAATATCCAGGAACCCGGACACCGATATCCCGGATAAAGTCGCCAAACTTCAGTCCGCCAACTTCAATCGAGCATTTACGGCGGATAACCTCCACCACTACGTCTTCAACCTCTACTTCTGAGAGGGAGTAATCGCATGACCAAGCTTGCTTGGGACCAGTCCGGAGAGAAGCTCTTCGAGACCGGCGTCGACCACGGCGTTCTCTACATTCCCAACGTTTCTGGTGTCTATAACAACGGCTATGCCTGGAACGGTCTGACGGCCGTCACCGAGTCGCCGTCGGGCGCCGAAGCCAACCCGCAGTACGCGGACAACATCAAGTACCTCAACCTCGTTTCCGCGGAGGAGTTCGGCGGAACGATCGAGGCATTCACCTACCCGGACGAGTTCGGCCAGTGTGACGGTACTGCGACTCCGACCCCCGGTGTCGGCATCGGCCAGCAGGAGCGCAAGCGCTTCGGTCTGTCGTACCGCACCAAGGTCGGCAACGACCTGGCCGGTCAGGACCACGGCTACAAGCTGCACCTGGTCTACGGTGCTCTCGCGGCCCCGTCCGAGAAGGCGTACGCCACTGTCAACGACTCCCCCGAGGCGATGACCCTCAGCTGGGAGTTCACCACGACCCCGACCGAGGTCGGAACGATCGCTGGTGTGACGTACAAGCCGACGGCCTGCCTGACCATCGATTCGACCAAGGTCGATGCCGATGACCTGGCGACTCTGGAAGAGTTCCTCTACGGCACCCCGGGCTCCGACCCGTCTCTGCCGTCTCCGGCTGCTGTCGTCGCGATCTTCTCGGGCACCATCCTCACGGTGACCCCGACCGTCCCGACGTACAACGCCACCACGAACACGATCACCTTCCCGGTCATCGCGGGTGTGGAGTACTACGTCAACGACGTCCGTCAGATCGACCCCCTCGTCATCACCGAGGACACCATGGTCGAGGCGCGTCCGTCCCTCGGCTACAAGTTCCCGCCGAACGTCGACAACGACTGGCTGCAGGTCTTCTCCTAAGCAGCCCCGACAGGAGACCAGAGAGTGCTTACCATTGAAGTTCCATTGGCGGAAAGTTTCGACGATTCCACCGGTGAGTTCGTAGTTTCAGAGAAGTTCGTGCTGGATCTGGAACACTCTCTGGTCTCCGTGTCAAAATGGGAGTCTAATTTCGAGAGGGCTTTCCTCACTGAGGACGCCAAAACTCCCGATGAGACTCTTTGGTACGTCAAAGCGATGACTCTGACCCCGAATGTTCCAGAGGCGATTTACGAGCGCCTTACCAAAGAGAACGTAACAGCGATTGAGGCGTACATCAGCGCTTCTAGGACCGCTACCACTTTCTCGGAACCGAAGACGCAGGGGCACAAACAAAAGAAGATCACTTCAGAAGAGATCTATTACTGGATGATCGCTTTGAACGTGCCTTTCGAGTGTCAACACTGGCATTTGAACCGATTGTTGACACTCATCAGAGTCTGCAACATCAAGAACACCCCGCCCAAGAAGCAGACCAGGCAGAGCAGGGCCGAGATGATCGCTGAACGTACCAGGCTCAATGCCCAACGGAAAGCTCAACTCGGAACAACTGGTTGAGAGGAGGAACTGAGTGCCCAGACTAACCTGGGGAGACTCGGGGTCACGTCTCTATGAGACTGGCATCGACCGAGGTGTCTTGTACGTCGGAACCCAACCAGGGGTGCCCTGGGTAGGTTTGTCCTCTGTCGAGGAAAGTCCGTCCGGCGGAGATAACCGGTCGTACTACATCGATGGCCTGAAGTACCTCCAGACATCTTCTCCGGAGGAATTCACCGCAACCATCAACGCCTTCACCTACCCCGACGAGTTCATGGTCTGTGATGGCACCGCTACTGTTCGCCCTGGGTTGTCTCTCGGGCAGCAAAAGCGTAAACACTTCGGCATGTCTTATCGAACCCAAGTCGGAAACGACCTAGGTGAGAATGCCGGGTACAAGATCCACATCATCTACAACGCTCTGGCCACGCCATCGCAGAGGTCTTACTCTACGATCAGTGATTCACCCGAGCCCTCCACTTTCAGCTGGACCATATCCACACGCCCTCCAGCGATGGGTGGTTTCAAGCGGTCTGCACACGTCATCATCGATTCGAGGACAACCGCATCCGCAACGCTGAAAGCTATCGAGGATGTTCTCTACGGTGACGAAACGCACTCGCCTAAGATTCCGACATTGGCCGAACTGATCGATCTGTACGACACGCCTGACTTCTCTCTCACAGTCACGGCGAATCCGGATGGGACCTACACGATCAACGGCCCCGATTCGGCAGTACAGGCACTCACATCCACTACGTACCAGATCATTTGGCCCACCGTGGTCCCTGTGGACGAAGAAGTCTACAGCATCAGTTCATAGGAGACTTCGGTGTCATATTCTCGTATCAGAATCGACAGTTTCAACGGTGCGTCCATCGACTTCACGGATCGATGGATCGCCATTCAGGGTTCTGGTATCCCGACTCAATCGGGCGGAACTCTCAACATGCCTTGCGTCATGGACTACCCCCAGATCGACGGAAAGAACTACTTCGATCTGTCGACAGGGATTCTCGCCGCACGGCTCTCTGCCACGGGCACCCGTTCCGACGCAAGTGAGTTCTACATCGGAGCTCGGGACGAAGCTGGTAATCATATTGCCGCTGTGGGTGCGCCGAGCAATGCCTACATCACATTCGAACCTTATGGTCTGACCACGTTCAACAATGAGGTTAAGACTGACACCACCGTGGGAATCGGGCCTTCCTGGTCCAACGGTAAGTGGTGGGGTATCGGCAACATGACTTCTGACAACGTTATTCGGATGTACAACTCGATTAACGGCCAGAATTGGGTCGAGATGGCTCGTTGTACTGTGGGCGGAACATTCAACAAGAAGCGTGCTGCGATCATCTTCAAGTCTGGGATCTGGAACGGAACCACGACCGATCTCGTCGCAAGATTCGACGATGCATCGTACTGGGTTCACACACCAGAACAGGGCAAGTCCGCAAAGGTCCGAGTTAACGGCGCCTGGACCGACGCGACTCCGAAGAGTTTGGTCAGTGGCGTGTGGGTGTCTAGCACCCCTCGCACTCGGGTCGGGGCTAGTTGGCGCGCCCCGCAATAACGACCATATTTAACAGACGAAAGGTGGCCTAATGGCAACAGTAACCGTAGTAACCGCGGCCAAGTCCGCCGAGATCGAGGGCGCGCCAACTAGC